CATTCTTTTCATAATGACATCCATTAATTTAGCTGGTACTTCGTCTTTTTTCTTTTTCTTACCTGTTGGATTCATGTCAACACCACCATGTGCAACTGCATTAGTTGGGGCGTCTTCATCCATCTTGTTGATGATTTCATCCATCATTTCTTTATAATGTTTTGGCATAATCGTTCTCCGTTACCAGTTCGCCGTCTTTTTCATATACACTCATTCCAAAACAAACCATATATGGTTCAGCGTCAATCTCTGGTATTTCTCTAACTTCGTTTAACATTTCTTCAAATAAATTTTCATCTTTTAAATATTTAATGACAGTAGATTCAATTAAAGTTTTATGTGTGGCAAATGACTTATCTTCTTTTATTAGAAGTGCCAATGCAACTGCAAAAGAACCAAGTTTACCACCTAGGCCAACTTTTTGTAAAATTCTTTTTAGGTTAAAGACAAATCTATTTAACAATGTATAAGATTTTCTTTCCTTTTCAGTCTTTAGTGATTTATATTTTCTTAATACTTTACCTTTTTCATCAATAATACCAAACTTAAACGCCTCTTGTTTTTCAAAAGGAGTTACAAGCATTTTTACCACTCTGTAAGTTATTAAAAAATCTATTCCTCTACTAGCCATTACAGTTCCTTTAAACCTTTACTTATTTTCATATCTTCATGCACCTCATTTAGTTCATGTGGGTATAGATATTCTAGGTAATTTAAAAATGATTTTAATGCCGGCCAGTATGGTTTATCTATCTTAAACAATAGAAGTGTACATGCTGTTTCTACACCAAAAACATTATTCAAAACTATGATATGATTTAATACCAATCTTAGCTTAAGGTTACCTGTAACCTTGTATTTACGAAAGAGCCTTTTAAGATATTTGAACCTCTTAATATCATCATAAAACTCAACATCCTTTTCTAAAGTAGGATTATCATAATTGCTTTGTGCATATAATAACCAATTATCCTTCGTAATCTCTCTGAACATCTTTACTCCGTATTAGTATTAAACTAATTTGGCGTAAACTTTAGATGTACCTGTGTTTAGAGTTTCGTAAGAAACTTCAAGTTTCAAACCACCCTCTTTTCTATGAGATATTCCATCATCATTTATATCGGCACCATCCAAGTCTTTACCAAATCTACCACCGAATTGTTTTACTTCAGCAGTTACTTTACCGTTTTCACCTGTCATTTCTACTGGACTAATTTCTAATCCAATTGTTTTTAGTTTGTTTGCTAATGCTTCTAAAGCAGCTTTAGGATTTAAGTATTCCTGTTCAGCAATAGAACCAACAAAAGCATTTACTCTTTTAAGAACATCAGCGTTTTCAATATTGTGAGCACCAATATTACTGTCTTCAACAGAATTAGCAGTCGCAACACCTATACCTGTGTGGTCTTCTCTGAGCATTTGTTTAAATGTTTTCATTTAATTTTCCTCTTACTTATATTTATCTGATACTTTTTTGTTACCATCGCTTCGGGGTATCAAACCCTTAGCTTTAAGATGTGCAATGTCTGTAAAACCAGCCTTGCCTGCTTTATGTCTTTTCATAGCGTCAGCAGTATTAGGTGGTGTTTCTTTCAAAACATCTTCCTCAAAATCTTTAATACTTTCTTCTTTTACAAAACTATTAAATCTTTTCATTAACCTGTCGCCATCGCTAGCGCCTCTGCTTTTTCTTTCGGCATTTTATCTTTACCATCTTTTTCTGATATAGAAATTAATTTATCTACTTGTTGAATTGCACCATGAACAGCGTTTAAATTACTTTTCATTTGTATTAATTCAACATCAACTTTTTTAATTCTTTCAGATAAAGCGTCAAAGTCTTTTGCTAAAAGTTCTCGTTGTGAAATCAAATCACTTGTTTGTATAGCCATTTTATATACTCCTATTAATTACAATTATGCTGTTACAGTTACGCCGTTACCACCAATTACATACCATTTAGATGATTTAAAAATACATACTGCTGTTTCGCCTTTAGCGTTAAGAATGAAGTTTGTATTTGAAAAGTTTGTTGGTGTAATTGTGATTGCGTTTGTACCAGATGTAGCTGTATTAATAATAATCTTAATCTGACCATCTGTACCATCTGCCATAGCACAACTGTGTGTAGCTGATGTTGCGTTTATCTCTGTTACTGCTGATGTTACATCAACTGCTGTAGTTGTAGAACCGTCTGCTGTAATTGCTTGAGAAGTTTGTTTTAAACCAAGGTAACTCGGAATGTTATTAAAAACATCTGCCGCTGTTACTTTTTTATTTACTGGTGTTCCAGCAGGGTCATCAACTACATGAAGTAAGTCTGCCGCTGCTAAGTTATCGCCTAAGTCTGTTAAGGCGGTGATTTTTTTATCTGCCATTTTTTTCTCCTGTTAACCCCTTTTGGGGAATGCTACTCCGTGCATATACACGGACCACTTTATTAATATACTTATATGTATAAGGGCACCCGAAAGCGCCCCTATAAATTATTTTTATTATGCAACTACTGTTATTGTACCAGCAGCTGTACCTATGCCAGCAGCGTTAGTTATTGCTGATACTGTTGTTGTACCTGCGTCTTTAACTGTACCACCGTTAAGTGCCATTGCATTTGTGCCAATAGATAAAACATCATCAGCGTTTGTAGCTGCGTTAGCAGCACCAATTACTAATGTAAATACTAATTCGTTAGTACCTGTTCCACTTGCATATGATAATGTGTGATTCGCTCTTTGGTCATTAACAACTGTAATCTGAGGTGTACCTGTTACATCTACTGCCTCATTAAATCTTACTGTTACTGATAATGTACCACCGTCAGATTTATCAAATGTATCAATGTTCCATTCGATTTCTGTAATATCAGCCGCACCCAATTTAACTGCTAGATTTCTCATAGCAACTAATACTTCTGGTTGTGCTGATGTGTTACCGTTACCTGATAATCTCGAACCTGCTTCTCTAACCCAGCCTTTTGAAGAAGCGCTAACTTCTAATTTTTCAGCTGCTGTCAAGTTTTTAGGTTTAGATTCATCAGAGTCGGTTGCTCCCCATAAACTCATATCTTATCTCCTTTTATAAAAGTTAACTTGTTCGTTATATAACAGGACTATTTATAAGATATAATTACTTGAAACCTAGCTTTTTAAGCTCTGCGATAGTTTGGGAGGCCGTCTTAAAAGTAATACCTGTACCACCTCTGGCACTAAACTCTTTGGTATTCTTTTCGTAATCGTCAATTAGAATAGAACCAGGACTTGCATAGTTCTTTTTTTGACTTCTCATTACTAGATTGATTTTGTTACTAGGTATACCAGTATTTCTCATAGCCCATTTTCTTTTGCCTGGAATGCAATTAGGGTCATGTGCGTGTTCTACATATGCACTTAATATATGAGGTTGATATTTCTTAACAAAGTTAAAGAGTTTCTTACCCTCGTTTAACCAAGGTCCGTCAGACCAAAATTTCTTGTTTGCAATGATTGGATCCCATCGCTCTTTTCTACCAAGGTTAGTCCATTGGTCAATTGTAAGACCAGTAGTCTTTTCAATGTTCTTCACAAAGTCGAAAAGGACGCCATCCATATCTAAATATATTCTTGGTAAGTTATTCATAGTGTTATCCTTCTTTATTATGTGTATATAATAACATATTCCTTACCATTTGGCAACAGCTTTTTTCACTTTTTTTGAAGTTTTTTTTGAGACCTGGTATGACTATTTTTGATAGTCAACCTTTGGTTCTGTTTCAATTTTAGTTTTTGCACTTCCGACTAGAGTTTTGCCCTTTTTTTCTTTCTCTGATTCATCATCCGAATCACCACTTTCTGGCTCAGTTGTAGAGGCGTCTTTATCTTGTGCCTTCATATACTTCGCTTTTTCTTTGATGGCTTCTAAATCGTCAGCGGCTGTAGACCATAGAGTGTTAACATCTTCTTTTAACTTCTCTATATCAAAACTTTCTTCTTCGGTTTTAATTGCTTTATCTAAATCATCAGCTTGTTTATCATGTGCTGTAACAGATTTTTTAAGTTGTTTGATGATAGGTTTAATTGTTTTCTCATCATCTTTATTTAAATCTTCGTTTTTTTCTTTTGCTTTAATTGCTTTTTGTAAAGCAGGTGGTAATTTCTTTTGACCAGCAGTTAACTCATTAACTTTAGCTTCGTCTTTACCTTTATACTTTTTATCTAACTTATTAAAAAAGTCTTTCTTTTCCATATCAGACATTGCACCGATACCTTTACCAGCCTTTTCTAATTCTTTTTTAAACAAATCTTGGTAAGCATTGTCTTTTAAATGCTTCTGCATTTCTTTAACGACTTCTTGTATGCTACCAGTTTTACTTTCTAAATAACTCATCTTTATTCTCCTTTTACTTTGGCAGCTAAGTCTTTGTCTGCACCACCCCATGTTCCTGAGGATTTTGTTACAAATGAATTTACTCTAGCGTATGCCCATTGGTGCTGACTTGCACCTGGTCTGTGTCCACCTTTCCAAGCGGCCATACCTCTATCGAAAACTTTTTTTAATATTGAATAAGGCATTCCTGATTTGTCTGCCTTCTTTTTTAAAGCTGCAAGTGATTCAAACATCTCTTTTGATGGATGAATTTTTACTTCTTCTTTTTTTGTTTTTAAACCTGCCTTTTTCATTCTTTCAAGGTCAGTTAATGACATTGCGTTTTCTTCAGCTTTAACTGTTGCACCATAAAAGTTTTTAAGGTCTGTAGCATACTTGTTAAGGTCTGCACCTTTACCATCTACTTTTAATGCTTTCATTGTTCCTGAAATAGTAAAACCATGTTTTGCTAAATCTGTTGAAGCTTTAGACATTTGGTCCATAGATTTAAAAGAAACAGTCATCTTTTTAAACTCTTTGATTGTTTCTTCTTTTTTCATACCTAATAACTTATCAGCAATTTCATGTCCTTTTTTGATAGTCTTTTTCTCTAAAGGTGGTTCGTCATTATATTTCTTTTTAGCAGTTGACATACCAATTGCATATGCTTTATCTTTGGCCATTTCATCTAAACTTTCATTGGCTCTTTTTAATGCGTTCTTCACATCTGGATGGTCAGCTAAACCTGGTGAAACTTTGTTAATTGTTTTAACTGCACCAGAATAATTACCTTGTTTGTAACGAGGGTCGTTTAAAATTCCATATGCTTGTTTAATTTGAGCGCTAGTAAAATTACTTTTTTTAGCACCACCTTTTTGAGGTCCTGAACCTGGACCACCTTCACTCACTTCTTCTTTTTTAAATGTGTTACTGCCTTTTGGTGTAACCATTACAGATAAACTTAAATAACCGTCATCTTCACCACCATCAATACCAATGCTTGCGTCATCAGGATTTACACCTTTTTTTTCAAGGTAATCAATGATTGCTTCCATATCTTTTTCAGCGTCATAATCTTGTGATGGCTCGTATTCTTTATTCATAATGATTGAACCGTCTGCGTCATCAAACTCTACATCAATCATACCATCTGTGACCATATCTTCTAAATCGTTTTGCATTTTTTGAGGGTCTAATCCATAAGGCACTTCTGGTTTTTTAGGTTCATCTTTTTTAGGTTCGTCTTTTGGCGTATCAGGTTCATCTACAGGTTTTTCATCTTTGTCGACCTTTGTTAAATTGCCACCTATACTTTTGTGAGTAACTTTACCGTCTTTACCATATCTGCCAAATTTCATGTAATCTAAACCCATTGATTTTGCTTTGTCTGAAGCGTCTGATTCTGATAGTTCTTCCATCATACCTTTTTTCTTCATTACTTTTCTAGCAATGTCTTTAAACTTTGAAACATCTTTTTTCTTTTGGTCTTCTTTTGCTTTTTCTAACTCTGCTTCAGAAGCTTTTTCTTTTGCCATTTTATCTTTTAAATGTTTGTATGCAACACCGACTTGAAGTAATGGTTCACCTGTTTCTGGATTTACCAACTTTTCTGTTTCTTTTTTGGCAACTTTAGCTTTATCTGTTTCTGCTTTTTGTTTTAACTGAGCAATTACTTTTTCTTTATCTTCTAATTCTGATTTTAATTTTTCTGCGTCTTCTTCTTCGGTAAGTTGTTCACCTAAAATAGACTTAACTACTTTAACAGATAGTTTTAATTCTTTTGCAATATCAGCTGCTGTTGCACCTGCTTTTCTCATTGCGTCAATCTCTGACATTCTGCCTTCATTAATATATTCTTCG